AGTATTCAAACAATTAAAGATACAAAACGGGTTTGTAAAAAAAGAATTTAATAATATTCCCAAACGATTTGATAATACAATATATATTCATTCTTGGCAGAAGGAAAGATTACCAAGACCATTTGTCGATGCATCACATACATATTTTGATGTGTTGGAACAAGAGGCAAAAGATGCTGCCCCACTGGAATACTCTATATTATGTGGGTTAGTTGATGTATTATCCCCAATAGAATGTAACGATGGAAATGAATTCTCATGCCAACATCCAGCAGTTGAATATCCACACGCCTGGATAGTAATGACACCAGTAAACGGCAGACCGGCGGTTACCATTCGTAATATGTTACATGAAATGACACATTGGAAATTTACAACATTGGGATTTGGAAAGGGCTGTACACCTGATGTATTTGACATGTTGGAACATAATAATCAATTTGTTTTAAATCCAATAGAAGAATTACATCACTCAATTGTAAACAGTTACGCAGATACTGCGCAATCCTCCGTAGGACACAAAGCATCGGGAAGACCAATCAGTGCAAGTATTCATGCATACGGATCATTTTTAATTGAAGCACATGTTGCATTGAAATTCGCACGACACAACATTCAAAAAAACTACCAATGGTTTGGTTATGCAAAGAAGTGGGGTGGTAGATTGGAAGAATCTATGGAAGCGTTGTTGAAAGGTGCCAGAACAACTCCCAAGGGGGCACAATTACTATTGGGTATGTACAAGTGGACTAAACAGTTTCAGGAAGAATATACCGATACAGTAAAAACTTTATCAAAATTACTATAATGTATTCGTTAACTGCATCGCTTCCATATCATTTATATGGGCAAGTTCGTCGTGAATTCATCACAAATGGAACGGATAGTGGAATAGATAATTGTATTATTCACGCAGTTTCAGTTAAACCTACACAAGCATTAACATTTTCTGTGTTGCTGGAAAATGGTGCACAATATCGTGGTATTCCTATCCATGGATTTATTGTTGGTCAAGATGTAAACAATCGAATACCACCGGCAAAAAACTTACATAGCCACCAAGTATGGGGATGTTTTGGAACAGAATTCAGTATTATAGATATGAGTTTTTCCAAAGGATTGAGTGCTGAATGGCGTGATTCTACAGGAAAAACATTTTCAGGACGAGGATTGGGGTGGGCAATAGAATTTTATGATGATGGATATTCTAACGCCCCACAACAAGATAAAAGTTTCAACATGCTTGTGTCACAAGAAGGTTATCTTGCTGCCATGCCAAATAATAGAGTTCGATGGTGGGAAGATTCATTTACAAATTGGGAGTTACCTATTAATTTGAAAGTAAATCATAAGACATTTTATGTTGAGCAAATTGGAATAAATCCCGAAGAAACCGCGTATGTAAAGGAGTAATATATGGGAATGTTCGATGAAATCAGAATAGAACAAATATTACCAGGTAAGACAGAAATTACCGATGAATGGTATCAAACGAAATCATTTGATAATGTAATGACTAGATATGTTATTACGGCAAAGGGTGAATTGTATGAAGAACTTTGGGAGTATCAATGGATAGATGATGACACTGCCTTTTTTACAGGATATTCACAAAAAATAGAAGGAAGTTATCACCGTAAGTACTTGACAAATTACCACGGTGATATTAACTTTTATATAGGATTAGAAAACAAAGTATGGCGTGATTATTACGCACGATTTACCGAAGGGAAGTTAACAAAGATGTGGTATGAAGATACACAATATTAACAATTAAGAGGTTAACGGTTATGGAAAAGTCAAAATTAGAAAAGTTTATTAGTAAATATAATCTTGGTGGTTCGTGTGAAAGTGTACTGTGGAAATCCGATGGAACCGATATCACTGTCAAGTGTATTTCCGATGACAAAAATGTTCTTGGTATGGTTACCGTCAGGGATGTGCAATTGAGTACAGGAGAGTACGGTATTTTTGATACGAAGCAGTTGTCGGCAATGTTGTCTGTACTAAATGATGTGGTCACTATTACCCCCAAGCGTACAGAGAATAAAGTAACAGCAGTACACTTTGAAGATGGGAATGTAAAAGTTGATTATGTACTGGCAGATCCTGTGGTAATCCCTAATGCCCCTGAGTTGAAGCAACTCCCGAGTTTTGATGTAGAAATTAAATTAGATCAGAAATTTACTAATACATTTCTCCGAGCAAAGAGTGCTTTGTCTGATGTGGAAACATTCACTGTGATGAGTGATGGTACTTCTGCAAATGTAATTCTTGGATACTCTGATATGAATACCAATCGAATTACTTTGGATGTAGCTACCACAACGAACAATACTTTATCACCAATTAATTTCTCCGCACGATATTTCCGTGAAATTCTTGCGGCAAATAAGGAAGTAACTAGTGGTGTGTTGAAGGTTAGTTCGAAAGGATTGGCATATGTAAAGTTCGGCGCCACTGATTATAGTACTGATTACTACCTTGTGCAAATCCAGACAGCCTCCTAATGTCATTCTTTGAGTTTGACGATACCCCGACACAAGTACAACATACACATTCCTCGGCAAAAAAACCGCCGAAGGGTGGTGTTGTTTTAAATACCGCTGCCACCGACTTCTTTAGTGGTGAGGGAGCATCGTTTGACTTTGATGTAGAAAAGAAAAAATTTGTTGAGCATATGGACTTTCTAAAAAATCAGTCCGTACAAGAAAACACATTATATAAAAAGTGGAAAGAACTGACTGTTGATTTCAATAATACAAAAGATATTCAACTTGCACAAATTGTTGAAGCAAAGATTTGGAAACCAACGGATATTTCAAACAAAGAATTAACTATCCAAGAAATACAAGAACTTTCGCCGGAAATAGTTATCGCCGAACCCGATGACATAACATTATTTACGGATTGGAAATATCTTCGTGTAATGTGCTCAACATTTGAATTCACAGCAAATCCTGGCCGATTGGTTCGTATCCTTATTCGTGATAGGAATACTAGTAAGTATCTTGGTGTCTGTGCGTTGGGTTCTGATGTGGCATCGGTTGGCGTTCGTGATCAGTGGATAGGGTGGACCAAAGAAAATAAATTCAAAGATGGATTACTTAACTCAACATCAATTGGAACTACTATCGTCGCAACACAACCATTTGGATATAATTTTCTTGGTGGTAAATTAATTGCATCGTTGTTAACAACAAAACTTGTTCGTGATTACTGGAAATCTAAGTTTGGAAACACACTAGTAGGATTGACTACAACTTCACTGTATGGATCGCATAGTATGTACCAGCGAATTCCGTTCTGGAAGGAGTTGGGCGTTACTGCAGGAAAGATCGCATTAAAACCCGACAATGGAATCTTTCTAAACTGGGCAAATTACTTAAAGGTTCATTATTCCGAAGCATTTGACAAAGCAACTATTCCGTATGTGGCAGATATGGTCCATGAAGGTGAGGAGTGGGTGTGTGCTGATGAGTTTGTCCGTATTACCGCGACAACTAAAGAAGAATTAATATCTAAGTTGGAATCGGACAATTATTCTGTTCATAGTAACGGTGAAGTATACGATAAAAAGTCACGACACAAATTCCCACCAACAGGACCAAAACAACAAACAATGTTACTCCTGTTTAAAATATTGGGCATTAAAGCAACGGAGTACCAACATGGATTTCAGCGGGGTGTTTATTTCGCACCATTATACGAAAATACTCGTGAGTATCTTCGAAACGAAATTGTTGATGAACAATTAGTATTATCAGCAAAGTTGACAAATGATGTTGATGCTGTTATATTATGGTGGAAGGAGAAAGCAATCAGACGATATATCAATTTATATGATAATAATAGATTGAATGGTGATCTATTATATTATAGAAAAATGACACAAATGACTTGGGATGCCGCAAAACAAACTTATTTAGGTGAGGTTGGTAGATAATGGAACACACACTCTGGTGCGAAAAACACCGTCCTGATACGCTGGAAAATTATATTGGTAATGAACATATAAAAACCAAACTTACGCAGTTCATTCGAGAGCAAGATATTCCGCATCTATTGTTTTGTGGTACCGCTGGTACTGGCAAAACCACCGCGGCAAAGATTTTAATTAAGAACATCGACTGCGATTATTTGTTTATCAACGCATCTGATGAAAATTCCGTAGACACGATCCGTACTAAGATTAAAAACTTTGCGGCAACAATGAGTTTTAAACCGTTGAAGATTATCGTACTTGACGAGGCGGACTATGTTACTCCACAAGCACAGGCGGCACTCCGTAACTTGATGGAAGTATTCAGTAAAAATACCAGATTCATTCTAACATGTAATTATGTAGAACGAATCATTGATCCTCTTATTAGTCGGTCACAGGTATTTAAATTAACACCACCATCAAAAAAAGAAGTCGCTGTACACTTGATGAAACTTTTGGAGAAGGAAAATGTTGTATTTGATAAATCAGTTATCGCAACTTTAGTTAATGCATATTATCCAGATATTCGTCGTATTCTTAATAATTCGCAAAATCAAACAACTGGTGGACGATTACAACTCAACGTAGAAGAAATAATTGCAAGTGATTATAAGTTGAAAGTACTTGATGTGTTGATGAGCAACTTGCCATTAAAAGATAAAGTTAATGAAGTACGACAAATAGTAACGGATAGTAATGTTAAAGATTACACAGAATTATTTCGATTACTTTTTGACAAAGTTACAGATTATGCTCCAACAAAAATCCCACAAGCTATTTTGGCAGTTGCAGAGGGACAGTATCGTGATAGTTTTGTAGTGGATAAAGAAATAAATTTCGTCGCAACATTATATAACATTTTAAATAGTTAAGAGGTAGATATGTCAAAGAATCGATTTGGTGGACCACCGCAGCAACCGCAGTTTAATTTTGACATCGCACAGGCCGAGGATGTTACTTGTGAACGGTGTGAAAATTACACTTTTGAACAAGTCATGCTGATGAAGAAGGTATCGGCATTGGTTTCGCCAACTGGGAAAGAGGCGGTTGTTCCCATTCCCACATTTGCATGTAATGCATGTGGGCATATTAATAAGGGATTCCTTCCAGTAATACCAAAGAGATCTGATACCGAGAATTCAACTGAAACACCTACACGGAAATCAACTCTGATACTGGAACAATAATAATGCCAAGGAAAAAACTAGAAGAGACAATGGACAATCCGAACAGTCAGTTTATTTTTCCATCCACACCATCGATTAGTGACTCAGGTATCTATTATTTGTGTGACGAATTTAATAGTAACACCGCTAGGAATGTAGTTACTTGGATACTCGATAGTAATTTACAAAAAAATAAAACTCCAGATCACCTAACACTGATGATTACTAGTTATGGAGGGGATTTGTCCGCTGCATTTGCGATTATCGATGTAATGCGAGGTAGTTCTATTCCTGTGCATACGGTTGGGTTGGGTGTGATTGCATCTGCGGGATTGTTGACATTTATTTCAGGTGTCAAGGGATATCGTACCCTTACACCAAATACTTCCATTCTTTCTCACCAATGGTCGTGGGGACAGGCTGGCAAAGAGCATGAGTTGATAGCAACCATGCGAGAATTTGAATTGACCACAACACGAATGATTAATCATTATAAGAAGTGTACTGGTCTTACTGAAAAATTTATTCGTGAACGACTGCTCCCTCCGCAAGATGTATGGCTGTCACCACTAGAAGCTAAGAAATATAAGCTATGTGATCATATAAAAAATATTAAGTAATATGGAAGAAAACTTCGTTGATATATCTCGTGTTACTGTTCGTGAAATTAGTAAAGTAGTAGCACGAGATTTTATCGAAAAATATCATTATACAAAGAAATTTAGTTCTACACGATACGCACTCGGTATTTTCTACAAAGAAGATACCGAGCATGTGTTTTTCGCAGGTGATAATGAACAATTGATAGGATGTATGACATACGGTCATCCTGTGAGCAATCGTACAGTAAATTCTATTGTAGATGATTTGGAACTTGACGAAGTATTGGAATTAACTAGATTGGTATGTTTGGATGGGTATGGTAAGAATCTGGAAAGCTTTATAATAGCTCAATCATTTGATTGGTTAAAGAAAAATGATTCGCAAGTAAAAATACTAGTTAGCTACGCCGACCCAGAGCAAGCACATACGGGTGGTATCTATCGGGCAACCAATTGGATATATCAGGGATGTGGTGCATCAAAACTCATGCCTGATTATAGTTTGAAATTAGAAGAAGATAGTATGTGGATACATTCTCGTTCTGTGTCGGCTAGGTTTGGTAATAAGAATATCCATAATTTGGCAAAGATTATTGGTCATACATTTTGGAGAAAAGAAGAAACTGCAAAGCATCGTTATATTTATTTTCTCTGCAATAAAAAAGAAAAGAAACGCATTTTAAATAATTTGAGAATGCCAATAATGTCTTATGGGGATATCAAAGAAACAATACAACTTATTCAAAAAATTCATGTACACGATGGACTTATTGAAAAGGTAGAAGTATTACAAGGTGTAGATAATGGGTGGAAACCACAAAAAATAGAACTACAGGAAAAAATATATGAAAAATGAACAAACTAAAACAAAAAGTTTATTTGATCATGTAGATGCAATCTATGCCAATAAAAAAATTGACTATTTTGATACATTGACGGAGGCAGATAAGAAATCCTATAACAATTATATGGTAAATAGATTTCTGAGTATGAACATACACCAGTTACCGTTTGTCAATGAATTACAGAAATACACATTGGACACCAAAACTCATTATTTATTTTTTAGTCAATTACTTCCTCGTGGAAAACAATTTAACAAATATGTGAAAAAAACAAAAGAAGTGAAATACGAAGATTGGTTGATTAACATAGTGGTTCGACATTTCCAGGTATCAACTTCGGAAGCCTGCGAGTATCTAGAAATTTATTACAAGCATCATAAATCTTCCTTAAAAGAATTATGTCAAATGTATGGCGTTGATAGTAAACAATTAAAGAAAGCAAAGCTATGAATAATCCAGTATCAAGTTCAGTGGGTTACACTATGAAAGAGATTTTACAGAATCCGCTGTATATACCTTATTTTCCACTTGTGTGGGTAGACGCTAAAGATTGGGGAATTAAAAATGAGTGAAAATGGCAAAGGATCAAAAGTGCGCCCATTAAGTGTTGATCAAAAAACATTTTCTAATAATTGGGAACGGGCATTTAATAATTCTGTATGCGAATATAGTGGATTACCTAACACAGCAAGTTATGGGGAAATGGATAAGGAATATGCAGAAATACGCGCCTCGGGAGTATTCTGGGAATTATTTCCTGATTTGACAGGTCATTGGGAAACCGATAAACTTCGATGGAACACGGTACATAAATCGTGAGTATTTATCAAGCAAAGAAAGTGGGAAACACCGCATCTGGAAATAAATATATTATATTACAAGATGGCCCCAAATCATTTCATATTTCTGTTTCCAATGAAAGTAATACAATATATGATTATTTTTTTGACCCACCAAATCTAGAGTTTTTGGATAATAATATATTATTATTAGAAACTGAACTTCTGTCAAAAACCCCTTGATTTTTAAGGGGTTTTGTGTTAGATTACAGTATATCTTTCGGAAGAGGAACTACTATGGGGCATGTTAATTATAAAGGATATACACGAGAAGATGCACTTACAAGTGTTGGTTCCGGATGGGCACAGTTAATCAATCGTGTGTTCGATAAACTGGCATCTATTAAGGGTACAGTAAAAATTGTACAGGTCAAAGAAAAGTTTGGAGGACTTAGTATCTACACCGATTATGGTAATGTCGAACTTGACAAAGTAATTCGTGATGTGGGAATAGAAAGTGTACAGACCTGTGAACAGTGTGGAACCGCTGGTAAGATTCGTGGTGGTAGTTGGTATAAAACCCTGTGTGATGCACATACAAATAATAGTTCCACAATTAATCCCGTTTAATATGCCACGAAAGAAAAAGGAAAAACTTACCAGTTTTGAGTTGAAATTCACGGGTAAGATGAGTATATTAATTGAGCAAGAAAATCACGGGCCAATAGAGTTCCGTTTCAACGACATGGATACCGTCATGGCGGTCGTTCGTGTTATCTTGGATACGACGGATAATAAAACATCGGTGGATGCATATGATACTCGCACACAAAAAACCTTTACTAAAATTCTGGATAGTATTGAATGAGCAATAAAATCTCCTACTCGCAATATAGCATGTGGGCAAATTGCCCAATGGCGTGGAAATTAAAGTATGTTGATGGTCATAGATTCGATGATTCGTCAATTAATACAGTATTCGGTACCGCTATGCACGAAGTCATCCAAGAGTGGCTTGAACAATACTATTACGCGGGAAAGGATACACAAGCAAAGAGTATTGACTTGGGTGAACCGTTGAAGCAGAAATTCATTACTTTGTTTCAAGAAAATACTACGGTCGATGCAAACGGGAATAAAGTATTCTTGTGTGACAAGAAAACCTTAATGGAATTTTACAATCAAGGATGTGAGATTCTATCCTATGTTCAGCAACATCGTAATAAGATTTTTCCTTCCAAGGATACCGTACTTGCGGGTATTGAATATCCGATTGAAACAGAAGTTCGTCCTGGTGTGACTTTTATTGGTTATGTCGATATTATCACCAAGAATGAAAAGACGGGTAAGGTTACGATCATCGACTTGAAAACTGCTCGGGCAGGATGGACACAGGCACAGAAGAGTGACCATATTAAACTAAATCAGATTTTGTTGTATAAGAAGTTTATCTCTGAAAAGTTTAACACTCCGTTGGAAATGATTGGAACAGAGTTTATTATCTTGAAGCGAACAATTAGTGAGAATTCTCCGTATCTAATTCCTCGGGTAAGTACCTTCGAACCATCCAACGGAAAACCGTCAGTTAATCGAGCATGGGGACACATTGAAAAGTTCTTGGATGAATGTTTTGATGGGGAAGGAAATTATCGCACGGATTTGATTACCGCGACACCCAGCAAAGATAGTTGTAAGTATTGTGTGTATAAGGATAAGGAAGTATATTGTTCCGAATCATTTTACAAAATCAAAAAGGTGAAGGTTGTCAATGGCTGAAAATCCAATGGTGAATTATTCTAAAATCATCGCCGAAACAAATAGTAAAATGTTTAATGTTCGGGATGAATATAAGAATAATAGTGTTGAAGAAAACATTGCCATTTGCAATAAGGAGCACTTGAAGTTCTCCGTGGGATGTATTAATATTACAGGAGAACTCAACATTGGAATGATGTTGCGGTCGGCGTCTTTGTTGGGAGCAGAAAACTTTTATATCTTTGGACGCAAGAAATTTGACGCTCGTTCCACGGTTGGGGCTGAGAATTATATTAATATCAAGCAAATTGTATTTGATGACCCGATTCACGCTGATGAAGAAATGCTACTGTATCTACAGAAATTATATGTTCATCATCACGAAATAGTTATTTGTGAACATGGTGGTGATCAATTGGGAACATTTACTTGGAATGATATTGGTATCTATCCACACAAAAATCATACCCCATTGTTTTTGTTCGGGAGTGAAAGTCATGGAGTTCCAGAGATTATTTCCAATGAACGTGCGTTTGCAAAAGTCAGTATCGGTCAACGTGGGGTGCTTCGGAGTTTCAATGTCAGTGCGGCAATGGCAATCGTGTGCTGGGATTACATCAAGGAGATGGGACTGTGAATAAACGAGAACTATACGAGGCTAATATGAACCTACAATTAGAAGACCTTAAAAAGTCGGCAACGATTGCATGGGACGAATTGGATAAGTCTCATGCTGCCCGTGCAAAGTTGCATGATGAATTAGTTATTGCAGAAGGGCAACGAGATCAGGCGCGGGCCGAGCGTGATGCACTGAAGGCCGAAGTGGACACGCTTCGCGCTCAACACGCGTCGCCGCGCCTGAGGACTACACGTATGTGCACGTACGTGTAGTCCTCAACACGCGTCGCCGCGAGTGTTGCCTGTTGTGTGTGCGGAGTGCAAAGGCATCGGGTACACCACGGTGCATTCAACCAGTGCGAACGGGGGCACCGTGATGACTCGTAAGTGTTCATGCAATGTTTCACCGTTGCTGATAAATGCCACCGCCGAATTCTGGTCAAAGGAGAATACACATGAAAGTTAGAGAACTGATTACAAAACTCCAAGGGTTAGACCAAAAAAATCTTTGAAATTATTAGGAAATACCGATAATATCTATTATATAGTATTTAAAAGACCCCCTTGACAAATCCCCTGTGATTGTATTATACAACAACTGAAGATGTTGTATTTCTTCCCATCCTAAATGTAGTAACGGAGTAAATATGGAAAATCTTGATGATGATGGTTACCCGACTGATGCAGTATTAGATAAAATTACGAATTGGTCGCACACGGATAAGTTTGTTCATTTAATGGAATTTGTAAAGGATATTTGGTGGCAAGCGGATTGGGGATGGAGGGAGTATAATACCAAAGATTATAACAACCGTGATGAAATTACATACGACATTTCTACAGGTGGGTGGTCTGGTAACGAAAGTATTATTAATGCCCTTCAAGATAACAGATTGTTTTGGATGTGTTGTTGGGAGCAAAGTAACCGGGGTGGGCATTATATTTTTAAAGTATTAACGGAGAATTAAATGTTTCTTAAGGAGAACAAGTATGCAGAAGCGTGATAGGTTTTTACTAGAACAGATGATGATGAAATGTTGGCATGTTACTGATGATATGGACACGATTTCTGAGTATGTGGCAAACCAGTATTCCGACATTCCTACTAAACATGTGGATGCATTGTTGAACATGTTGGTTGGTATGCGAACATTATATGACCAGCGATTTAGTAATACAATGGATTTGTTTGCGGAACTCATTAGAAAAGGAGATGTTAAATAATATGTATGGAATTGACAAATATAAAGAATTGACCTTGACGGCAAGTGCATATAACAGAAAGGTGAATGTTGAACTTCCCAAGGACAGTGATGCTAATACCGTGTTTGAGGCATTTAAAACCTTGATGGTTGGTCTGACCTTTAGTGAACACATGTTTAACGATGCGGTAGCAACATATTTTTATGAACATGAATTAGACAGGGGTGTTGGGCGGGGTTGTATTTAATGTCAGAATTTTATGGAACCGGTGAAGATTCGGTAGAGGCCATATCTACTGTACCTTACAGATATCGTGAAGATATCGCACTTCGTGATATTGCAGAATATATTAATGCCACTTATCAACAACACTATTCCCAAAACAATATTCAAACCACCGAGTTTGTGATTGACGCTGGACATGGTGTTGGGTTTACAGTCGGCAACATTATGAAGTATGCACAACGCTACGGAAAAAAGAATGGTTATGATCGTAAAGATATTATGAAGATAATACATTATGCAATTATGCTATTGTATGTTCATGACACACAAATGGTAAATACAGATGAATAATGTAAAGTTTGTAAAAAAACCATGGGGGTCTGAAACGATTTGGGCTCATACTGATAGTTATGTTGGTAAGATACTGCATGTATATAGCGGAGAATCGCTTAGCGTGCAGTATCACAATTTAAAAGATGAAACCATGTATGTACTTACAGGAAAGGGTATTATCAAGTTTTACATCATGCAAAACGATGAACTGATATTGGATGGTGTACATTTCGTGAATCCTGGAGATTCCGTGCATATCCCACCAAAACAAATTCATTCAGTTGAAGCATTTGAAGATATGGATATTGTAGAAGTTTCCACCAATCATTTGGATGATTTGGTACGACTAAAAGACAGATACGGACGGTAATTATGATTTTAATCTTAAGTGATATTCATGGAGATTACAAAACTCTTCAACGAGCCATTGATAACGCTAACGAGGTTGGTGCAGCTGCACTGATTCAAATTGGCGACTTTGGATTGTTCCGTGGATTTGGTATGAACAACGAAGAGCAATTTAAAAATGTAGTGCATACATCAAACTGTCCAGTGTATTTTATTGACGGTAATCACGATGACTGCACACGGTGGACAACATATACGGAAGTATCACAGGTATATCCAGAACTTCCATTGTATTATGTTCCCCGTGGGACGGTTATGGACATTGATAATCGTACAGTTGCCTTCATGGGTGGTGCGGCAAGTATTGATAAGAATATACGATTGCAGGAAGGGTGGCACTGGGATGAAAACGAAAATATTAGTCCCTTTGAAGTATTACGCATGATGGATAATGCAAAGGACAAACATATTGATATGTTCATTACCCATTGTCCTCCACACAGTGTCATTGAAGAACATTTTGACCCCAGAGCAAAACTGCAATTCGGTGTAGGATTGGATTGGCATGACCATAACCAAGATATCATTGAAAACATTTGGCATGCACTTGGAACTCCTATGGTATATTCTGGACACATGCATAGAAAGGTGGAAGGAATGACATATAGAATTTTGGATATAAACGAACTTTTGGCAGTTTAATTTATAAAATTCGTTGTTTTTCATAAACATCTCCATATTTATACTATAGATGGTCTATAGAGGGAGAGACTATTATGAAGGACAACAAATTTTATGTATATGGACACTTCACCGACGAAAACTCAGAAATTCCTTTCTATATTGGCAAAGGATCCGGTGATAGATATAAAAATCATTCCAACAGAAATAATGAATGGAAATCCTTTGTAAAAACAAATGGGGTTATTCCAAAAATATTATATACTGATTTAACAGAGCAAGGTGCATTCAACAAAGAAAGGGAATTGATCGAACTGTATGGTAGACAGGATACTAATACAGGAACATTGTTAAATAAAAGTTCTGGTGGTGAAGGTGGTACTTATAATAACTATGTACCTGACTGGTTGGTGAATCATATAAAAATTACTATGTTCAAAGTAGCATTACTAGATTATAATTTTTTGAGAAACAAAATATGAAACACACAAAAAATTCATATACAACAATACAAATAACAAAAGATTTCAACGAGCATATAAAAAAGTATTGTAAACAATATGAAATTAGCGCGTCAAAAATAACAGAACTTATGTGGAGTAATTATATATCTTCCAGTAATTATTTACAAGAAATTATGGTAATGTCGGAAGACGCGAGAATGCATTTAATATCTTCTAGTATGTCTGGTAGTATATCTTTTATGGGTGTATAATATGGGAACCAGCATCATACCAACAAATTCAACCTATGCGCATTATTACCATAATGTAACGCCAAATCCACACACGCACGAAATTACACCAAATCCACATAGACATACTATGAAGTTTATAGAATCAGGATCTATTGATGGTCGTCCACGCGTGTTTAATGATGGATGTAAATTGGAGTGTAATATACTAATTAAATTAATATACGATTCATTAAATACAGAATTAGCTGGTAGTAAGACTCGTGTCACAGCTGCAGCAAAAAAGGGTAATTGGATTACTGCAAATAAAATAGGTAAACCAATTTGTGATTATCTGGAAAATTACTATATTTATCGAGTAATTTGTTATTTACGATCCAGAGTATGGTATACGGAATACGAAGCATTAGCAAACATACCAACGGTATTGAATATACAATCAACAGGTGCAATGTTAACTAATGCTGGTGGACTACAAGGAACAGAACAACAGGATACACCACCACAGCAACCAATTTCACACGCGGATGTTCCTTTACAAATACAGCACTCAGATGTTCCAGTGCGTGTCGATACACCACACGCTGATGTACCACACAATGATACACCGCCACCCCCACAAATAAGTTATATATATTGTAGACCACCTGGTGCTTCCTGTGGTTATTACCAAGTTACCGATACGGTAACAGATTGTAGTCAATTAGGCGCTACACCAGGATCATTTGAACAATGTTAAACATTCACGGAAAATAAGTTATGAAAAATGGTTATCTACCAAAAGATCAAAGAAAAAAAATATTATTTCTCGCAGATGATATGCGAGTAACCTCTGGTGTCGGTACAATGGCACGAGAAATTATCGAAGGAACGGCGCATCGATACAACTGGGTTCAAGTGGGTGCCGCGGTATCGCATCCCGAAGTGGGAAAACTTATCGATATGTCGGAAGCTATTAATAATGAAACAGGATTAACGGATGCTTCTGTTAAAATTGTTCCATATAATGGATACGGAGATAGTCGATTAATCCGACAATTACTGGAACTTGAAAAACCAGACGCAATCCTCCATTTCACCGATCCTCGATATTGGATTTGGTTGTATCAAATGGAACATGAAATTCGTCAAAATATTCCTATGTTCTTTTATGCAATTTGGGATGATCTTCCGTATCCATATTATAATGAAAATTTCTATCGGTCGGATGATTGGATAGGATGTATCAGTAAACAGACATACAACATTGTAAAACATGTATCCCGTAAGGAACCTCGTGCTCCGTGGTCATTGAGTTATGTACCACATGGTATTAATACCAGTAAATATCATCCACTACCAGATGATAATGAAGAATTAGTAGAACTTCGAAAGAAGTTATTTAATGGTGATGAGGTAGATTATGTAGTGTTTTATAACAGTCGTAACATTCGTCGTAAAATGACTTCGGATATTCTGTTAGCATTCGATGTACTCATGAAAAAATTACCAGAAGAACAACGCAAGAAATGTCGTATGGTGATGCATACACAAAAGATTGATGAGCATGGAACGGATTTACCTGTAGTTATTCGTGATGTAGTTCCTGATATCGAACCGTATGTTGTTTTCTCCGATGAACGCATTGATTCGAAGAATATTAATTTGTTGTATAATATCGCAGATGTAACCATCAACCTATCCAGTAACGAAGGATTTGGATTGGGCACATGTGAAAGTATGATGGCTGGCACCCCGATCATTGTAAATGTTACAGGTGGATTACAAGATCAGTGCGGATTCAAAAATGACGAAGGAGAATATCTCGACGCCGAACACGATTTTACTTACGAATGGGGTTCTAATCACGATGGTCGTTTCCGTGATCACGGTGAATGGGTATTCCCTGTATTCCCCGCATCACGATCACTACAAGGATCACCACTAACACCATATATTTTTGATGATCGGTGCTCGTGGGAAGAAGCTGGGCAAAAGTTACTGGAAGTATATAATCTAGGAAGAACTGAACGCAAACGGCGTGGTGAATTAGGCCGTCAATACGGATTAGGACCAGGACAATTTACTGCAGATCGTATGTGTGAATTGTTCATTGAACATATGGAAAATGCGTGGGAGAACTGGACCCCGCGTGAACGATTTACTTTGGTGAAGGGATAAGGTTATGAATATTGAACGCAAACCATTATGTATAGTACGTGCTCCGTGTGCAACGCGTAGCGGATATGGCGACATGAGTCGTGATATTATTCGTCATCTTATTGAATATGATAAGTTTGATGTGAAAGTACACAGTGTAAATTGGGGTGACACGCCAATGAATGCGCTGGATAAAAATAATCCAAAAGATAAGATGATTTTGGATCGTATCATTCATGGAGGACAATTGTCACAACCAGAATTATATGTCACCATCACCATTCCAGCAGAGTTCGAACCTATTGGTAAGTATAACATTGGTATCACGGCGGGAATCGAAACTAGTGTTGCGTCAGTTGAATGGGTACAAGCATGTAATAAAATGGATTTGGTGTTGACCATCTCAGAACATTCTAAGAATGTATTTAACTTTTCAAAGTATACACAACAAGACCAAAATGGAAATAAATTGGCCGAGATAAGTGTTACTAAACCTATGGAAGTTTTACATAATTGTATTGACACGAATATATTTAAGAAATTGGAATATGAGTTTAATCTAGAACAATCTATAAAAGACACACTTAATACCATTCCAGAAGATTTTTGTTATTTGTTTGTTGGTCATTGGCTTCGTGGAGAATTTGGCGAAGATAGAAAGAATGTTGCACTACTGGTTAAGATTTTCTTGGAGACATTCCGACAAGTACCAGGAAATACCAAACCTGCTTTGATTTTAAAAACTAGTTCTGCTGGATTTTCTATTTTGGATCGTGAAGAAATATTGAAAAAAATTGATCAGCTACGAGAAACTATTAAATTAGACGCTGGACAAGTTATGCCTAATATTTATTTACTACACGGTGAGTTGACTGACAAGGAAATGAATTCTTTGTATAATCATCCAAAAGTAAAGGCACATGTTTCTTTCACAAAGGGAGAAGGATTTGGTCGCCCATTACTTGAAGCTTCGATTAGTGGTAAACCTGTTATCGCTTCTGGATGGTCGGGACAATTAGATTTCTTGGATAAAGAAAACTCTGTACTGGTTGGTGGTGAACTCAAACCGATTCACGAAAGTTCTGTTTGGGACACGGTATTGATTCGTGAATCTACATGGTTTGCACCAGATATGAATCAGTGTGCAAATGCAATGTACGCGGTGTATAAAAATTATGGAAACTTTAAAAAGAAAGCTTCTGTGTTGGCGAAGGACAATCGAAAGAAGTTTTCGTATGAAGTAATTCGTCAACGAACATTTGATTTGTTAAACAAGTATGTACCTGAATTTCCGAAAGAAACAAAATTAATTTTACCAACACTTAAGAAATTATAATTCATGGCGTTTTTTGATGATATTCGATCACAATTTGGTGTTCGTAGATTTACATCACAGAAAGGATTAACACCAGGCAAAGTAGTACAGTTCACATACGATGATGAACAAAAATATGCACTGGTGTTAAATCCTACGTGGGAGGGTAAGATGCACGCCCTGTCACTACGCTCTGTGAATGCGGGGTCTATGCAAGAAATTTTATCTTTGGTGGGAAGTAAACAAGCTCCCGATCAAATATATTCGTTATTCAAAACATCTAAATTTGTAGCGGATAGACCCTATAGAACATATTTATTAAGTAAGATACAGGCTTTACGAGAAATTTATATAAAATCACCACTGATGGGAGAAGCAGATGCAAAACCCACTGACAGGGGAACTACAGAAGGAAAAGCCTAGATACACAAAACGATATATACAAGAAAAAGATTACTGGGCAGTTTGGAATTTTATCTTTACAGGTAAACTAGTAGATACTGTTTGGTTGCAGGAACCACAATAATTTAAGTTAAGGAAGGGTTATATGACAGAAGAAGGTAATGTTAGTAAAAAACCACTGAGTGCAGCTAATAAAGTTGCAGTAGTTCTCGGTGGTTGTGGTTTTATAGGACATCATCTAGCTCGTCGATTACAAACCGAGGGATATTGGGTACGCGTGGCAGACATCAAAAAACAAGAATATTGTGATGTGTCTACATTTGCAGATGATGTAATGTACGGGGACTTGTCCGACTACCAAACATGTGTACAGGCATTGAGCCTCGGTCGTACCGATGTGGAAGTATATCAACTGGCCGCCGATATGGGTGGAGCCTCGTACATCTTCACTGGTGAGCATGATGCTAATGTGATGACCAACTCCGCGTTGATTAATTTACATACATTAAAAGCAATGGTGGCACTGGGATTGAAGCGAGTATTTTATTCTTCGTCTGCATGTATCTATCCAGAGCATAACCAGTTGAATCCCGACAATCCAAATTGCGAAGAAAGTTCTGCATATCCGGCAAATCCAGATTCGGAATATGGGTGGGAAAAGTTATTTAGCGAACGATTATATTTGTCCTATATGCGTAATTATGGTATTGAACCTCGTATTGCACGATTCCATAATGTATATGGTATAGAAGGTACGTGGGACGGTGGTCGTGAGAAAGCGCCGGCGGCAATCTGTCGTAAAATCGCCATGATGCAAGATGGTGGTGAAATAGAAATATTTGGTGACGGAAAACAAACACGATCATTTTTATATGTCGATGAGTGTGTTGATGGAATTTTACGGTTAATGCATTCCGAATTTTCCGGACCTGTTAATGTAGGATCCGAAGAAATGGTATCTATCAATCAGTTGGCCGACTTGGTAATGCATATTGCAAATAAAAAACTTAGTATCAAACACATACCTGGTCCACTAGGTGTACGCGGAAGATCATCCGATAATCGTTTAATTCGTGAAAAACTTCAATGGGAACCAATTTCACCACTTGAGGTCGGAATGACGAAAACCTATAACTGGATTCTTTCGCAGGTACCGAAATGATTACTCATGTTTCACTAGGAAATGCTGGTCGGTTTGGTAATCAAATGTTTCAGTTGGCAGCATTAATTGGTATCGCTGAAAAGAACGGGTATGACATTAAAATTCCTGTTGAAAATACAGGCAATCCATTTACCTTTTATGATTTGTCTACGCAACAAGCAGAACCAACAGGAATGGAATTACGAAATCCGTTTGACATTCCCGATGAATATTTTGCACCGTTTGCCGACATATCGTCTGTGGTCGATAAACGATATCAAGAACCATTCTTTCATTTCAATAATCAAACATTTGATATCCCAGACAACTCCGATATTTCCGGATATTTTCAAAGTGAAAAGTATTTCAAACACGCCGAAGAAAAGGTACGCGCACTCTTTACTTTTCGTCCCGAAATACAAGAATTAGCGAAGCAAGAATTAGCAAAGGTAAAGAACGATGCTCCACGAGTATCTATCCATGTACGCCGCGGCGATTATGTAGCAAATTCTGTGAACCATACGGTAACTGGAATGGAGTATTACACAGAAGTTATTAATAAATTTTTTAGTAAGGAACCCTATAGATTCGTAGTATTCTCCGATGATCCTGAATGGTGTAAAGAAATGTTTGAAGGTGGATATATCGTAGATATTAATAATTCGTATGTGGAAATGTGTATGATGAGTATGTGCGACCACCATATCATTGCTAACAGTTCATTTAGTTGGTGGGGAGCGTGGTTAAACTCCAATCCCAAAAAGATTGTTACCGCACCATCGAAGTGGTTTGGACCAAATCTCCGTCACAACAGTGTGATGGATTTATTACCTCATGAATGGTTTTGGGTATGAGATTAAAAGAATTTTATTATCAAATGGAAGATGTTGACGGAATTGGTTTATCTGACAAGGGTGACCGACATCCATCACACAAGCACTTTTACATAGATGCATATGACAATTTATTTTCCGCGTGGAAAGATGAACCTATTCAATTAATGGAATTGGGTATTGCTTCGGGTGCAAGTTTGTTACTGTGGTCGCAGTATTTTACTAAGGGGATTGTTACTGGATTGGACATTGTAGAACCTGTACGAAAGGAGTATTTGCAGAGTTTACCTAATACAAATATGATATTTGGTGATGCATATGATAACGATAATGCAAAATATTTAGTAGAAAATTTACCAAAGCAAGATGTATTCATCGAAGATGGTGCACATGATATTGATAACCAAATTTCTGCGTTGATGAAGTATCATTCACTAGTAAAACCAGGTGGGTATTATATCTGTGAAGATTTATTTATTGCCAACCTTGCCAAATACTTGATCGACGGAGTATATCAAATTACAGACAGAAATTTCACCACTACTATATTAGATTATCACAATCGTCCAAATGGATTGGCAGATGATGTAATGGTTATTATTCAATTCTTAAACTAACATGAAAATAGCACTGTGTTTATCTGGCCAACCCCGAGGATTACCGTTATCACTTAAAATGTTAAAGGCAAATCTCATAGGCATTGAAAACATGGATGTGTTTCTCCATGCGTGGTTTGATCCCGATACTATCGGTCAGCCATATGATAGTGCTCAAGCGCATCAACAAGGTCGTGTGGGATTAGTACATCCACAAACCGAAGAATTGTTGCTGAGTTTAAATCCCAAAGAACATTTGTTCGAACCGCAAAAAGATTTTCTATTTGCTAGACAATTTATATCGCCACCAGAAGCAAATCAAGAACGGATGGCTAGTATCTTCTATTCGATTTATACTGCAAATATGCTTAAAAAGAAATATGAATTGGAGCATGGGTTTGAGTATGATTTAGTTATTCGGGCACGATATGATTTGTTGTTTGAGAGTCCAATCAATCCACTGGATTACTGGGAACAATCACGAACGCATATAGTAACTGCGGAAAAGTTTCAAGGACTTCGAAACGATCCCAACTTTCATCAGGGTGGATACACCTTAACAGATATTTTCGCATTTTCTACATCAAAGAACATGGATGTATTTTGCGACACCTATCCACACATGTCATTTATCCATACGCAAATTAATCCTCCATACGGAGAAAATTATTTGGGATTCCGAGTTAGAGTTATGGGTGGTATCGACGCATATTGTGCTCCGTTTAATTATGAAATTATGCATCGGGTGGTAAATATTAACAATATAGATGAATTGGAAAAACTTTACTCATGAAAATAGCTGTATGTTTGTCTGGTCATTATAGAACCCACGATACTACTTTTATCAACTGGTGTGAAAAATTATATTCCAAATATGATTGCGATGTATTTTTTCATACATGGGATGTTAATGGAACCAGAATAGGATTTCAAAATGATGAGGTGGCGGTAGAAGATTTAACTCCATTGGAATATACGGTTGATCAATTAAAAGAGAAGTTTAAATTTACTGATGTAATTGTTGAAAATTATAAAGATTTACATGAAACATTTTTACATGTAAGTGCAGTCGCCAGAGAACGAAGAAAACATATACCAGAGTTGGAAAATAGACGAGCTGTTCATTTGTATTCCATGTGGTATAAAGCATTACAATGTTTTGAATTAATGGAAAATTACGCAAATCAAAATAATGTTAAGTATGATATAGTAATAAAATCACGACCCGATTTGATTGTTTTTGATCCGACTATTCAAACCACATATCAATTTGAGCATCTGCCTCCGATTACTTTAAATGAATTAGAACTCGACAAAGTAACAATTCCACTGTTTAACAAATCAGATGAACTACACGATTATTTTGCAGTGGGTACTGTAGACTTGATGCGTAAATATCACCAGTTGTATAATCATATGTCATATTTGTTAGACAATATTAGTTTGGCAGATTTTTTAAATCCACATACATTATTGTACAACTACACGGAATTATTTGATATACCCGTAAAACCAGTACGAAACTTTATAACTATACAACGATAATATGAGAACAGATTTTACACCAGATAATGTTGAACTATGGATATCTAATTGGAAACGAAAGGATTTGATGGATGGATTCGCACGGCAATGGTTAAATACTTTTGATTTTGAACGAGTCAATATCATTACCAATAATTCATCGGTGACCATAGAAGATTTTGCTGATGATATCAAACCTAGGATAAAGATTTGGAATAATGTAATGCGACACGATTATGCTATCGGCCCCATGGTCGAGAATTATAATCAAGCATATGTTCACACCTTTCTCGCAGGTAAAAAATATTGTATTACGGCGCACGATAATATGAATATTCTTCCAGGATGGGTTGACATTATCAAGCAAACTGATTATGATTTATATATGGCACCGCAAGGTGATCAAGTTACATTAATAACCTTAGAAGGGTTGCGACGATTTGGTTGGTGGGACGAACGATACGCAACCAACGGTAATCATGAACTAGATTATTCGTCACGAGCATTACGAAAGGACTTAGGACACAATAAAGCGTCTATTGTAGATTATCATGGGTGGCATAATTGGCCTGAACAAGTTCAAGTAGAGGGACAGATTATTAGTCCAATTTGTAAAACGGGGCATCTTGAATATGGTGATGGGTTTCCATATCTCAGATGGAATGATGTAGGATTGGACAAGTATTGGGTACGCGTATCGAAACATCAAGTACCACAGTGTGGACCAAAAACAGAAAAATTTGAGAAGTTAACGTGGAATGACAGGAAGTGGAGAGGTCAAGCACCAAACATCTTTGAAAATTTCGCACAAGGGCCAGCAGAGGAAGAAATTGATTGGTACCCGTGGTTAGACATAAATTCTTTAAATTTCGACATTTGCAAAATTACATAGGGGAAATATTAATGTTAACAGAAAAGATACAAGCAGCACTTGAAGACATCCGTAATGGTAAACCAATCATTGTCGTAGACAGTTATGATCGTGAAAACGAAGGTGACTTGATGATTGCTGCCGAAAAGGCAACACCTGAAACCTTGGCCTTCATTGCGAAAGAAGCACGGGGTATCATGTGCATTCCCACACCAAAGTTTATGTTGGATCGTTTGGGCATTCCCATGAGTCCGTCCAATAATAACGATAAGTTTTCTACACCATTCGCAGTAAGTATTGACGCTCGTGATGGTGTCACTACTGGCGTTAGTGTAGAAGATCGTATGGTTACAATTGGATTGGTATTGGACGAAAATACCAAGCCAGAGCAGTTAGCTTACCCAGGACATTTATTCCCACTTCGTCCACGATCAGGTCTCCTAAAAGATCGTCAAGGTCATACCGAAGCATCAGTACAGTTAGCAATGATGGCGGGTACGAAACCAGTGGCTATTATTTGTGAAATCATGAATGATGATGGTAGTATGTCCCGCATTCCAGATTTGGATCCATATGCAAAGAAATGGAATTTAAATATGATTTCTATCGATGAAGTTATTGAATATTGTAATGAAATTGGATGGGAACCTTCAATTCAAGTTGGGTAATATATGGCACACAGAGTATACAAGGGTACATCAATCGGTGGTAGTCCGATTGTAACAATGGTAGACAATCATGTATATAAAGGAATGGCTATCGAAGGAGCTCCGTTATACACGGTGAATGATAATCGTTTGTTTAGAGGGAGATCTTATTCAGGTTCTCCATTAGCTACATTACACGAGAATCGTATATTTTTGGGAATGTCCAAGCAAGGTGATCCATTAGCAACTATTGTGGATAATAAAAGTTATAAAGGAATGGCAGTATTTGGGTCGCCAATAGCAACATCACCTGATAACAATAAGTTGGCGATCTTTGCAGCAACATATCATATACTGAAAGGATAATATGTCCGAATTAGTTACACGGGCCTACAATCGATTTGATGTGGATGAAACACGGGGGATACTTAGAAAGATAAGTTCTACCGAACGACTGCGTGATGAAATTTTGTATTATAAAACCCTGCAGACAACCTTCCCCGACAAATCAATTTATTTTCCACGACTACTCGACAGCATTCATCATGTGAAAGATGATTACTGGATGGATCTGGAACTGTATGATTATCCCAATCTGGGTAGTTACTTACTGGCGGACAATATTATGCCGTCGTGGGATGATTTATTTTCTAAATTGTCGAACATATTAACGGAATGGTCAGAAGCACATCCGTATACAAAATGGACAGAGGATGAAATTCGTTCGGCTGCATATGACATGTATATAACAAAGACCGAACGAGAATACACTAATTTTTATAATGGTTGGCGAGATAAGTTTGAATCTTTATTTATTGATCAAATAAGAAATCATATATTATACATCAATAACAAAGAATACAAACCATTTGAAATGATATGGCCGCAGATAAAATCATATATCGAAAAAAATATGTTACAATTTACACCATCAATGATTCATGGTGATTGTTGTTTCAGTAATATTTTATATGGACAAGAGAAAAACATTATTCGATTCATTGATCCTCGTGGATCGTTTGGTAAAGTAGGAATATTTGGTGACATTAGATATGATGTTGCAAAATTACAACACTCGGTTGATGGATTATACGAAGCGTTTATAACTGATAAATTTACTGTCGATGCTCGTGGAAATGCATATGAACTGAATATTCGTACCGGATCTATTGCACATACAGAAATCAATATTGCGTATGAAAAATTTCATAAAACATTTTTCCCACAATTTAAACTGAAAGATATCAAGATTATTCAGGGATGTATCTTTATTGGTATGTGTGCACGACACTATGATAGTATGGAAAGACAACGAGCAATGTACTTGACTGGCATTCGTTTATTGAATGAGGCATCACAATTATGAATGTACTTGTTTTGATGGCCGGTAAAGGTCAACGATTTGTAAAGGAAGGGTACGCAACTCCCAAACCACTCATAGAAGTAAATGGAAAAACTATACTACAATGGACTACCGAGTCCTGTCCATATATTAAACATGATGGCCGGAGTCAATATAATGATGTAAAATTACATTTCGCTGTGTTACAAGAACATTTAGAAACTGGATTGGATAGATTTTTATATTCCATATACGGTCGCAATATTGAAATTATTCCGTTTAGAAAAATTACTCGTGGTAATTTAGAAACTGCTCACATCGCATGTAAACGAATGTTAAACACCGGGGATGATTTGTTGGTGTTGGATTCTGACAATAAATACAATGATAATAATATGTCACAGTTTATTGATCGTTTACCAAAACAAACACATACAATGGCAGTAATGTGTTTTGACAACCTTGACAAATCATTACCGAACAAATGGTCGAATGTAAGTATTGAAAAAGGAGTTGCAACGGGTATACGAGAAAAAGATGATGCGTGGATAGAACATCCATCACTCATAGGTACTTTCTATTTTGCGAATACAGATTTCTTTATCAATTATTCATCGTATATTATTAATCACGAAAAACCTGTGATCTTCGGTGGTAACCGAGAATATTATATGAGTATGGTTCCTTCACACTTATTAAAAGTGCAACGGGTATATTCACATAAAATAACAGATGTAATACCGTTAGGTACACCGGAAGATGTCAAACAATTTGAGGGAATATATGATTATAGCGTTTGACCTGGACAACACTATCTGCGAAAATAAACTTGGTGATATGACGTACGCCGATGTGAAACCGTTTCCAGAAGCATTAGACACATTAAAATGGTTAAAGGCAGAAGGACATACTATTATTTTACACACCGCACGACACATGAAAACTTGTGGTGGGAATCAAGGAAAGGTATTGGCAAAACAAGGAAAAGTTTTATTCGATTGGTTAGATACATGGGAGATACCATACGATGAAATTTGGTGGAGCAAGCCACACGCCGATCTAATAGTAGATGATGCAGTACATAGACACACAGAGTGGTCTTCCACAGTGGAAGCCATTAAGAACCGAATACAAAAAGGTCCGCGGGGACCGGAGAATCCATAATTATGTCAGAACCTACTTTCTTTTTCGACACAGCAGACACAAACTATATTCGTAAGACATGGGATAAACTTGGTAAACACATCGACGGTGAATCGGTAATTGGTATTACGACAAATCCAAGTGCGTTGGCAAAAGTAAACTGTGATACTTTAAATAAGTTTGAAAAACTTGTTACTGAACTCTGTGAACTTGTTCACGACATTCGTGGACAAAGTGCATTTGGGTTGGTATATGTGCAAGTTCCTAATTCATTGATGGACCCCGATGAAATTATTGAATGGGCCAAGTACATTAAACAATTCAATGGTAATGGAGCAGCAATCGCATTAAAAATTCCACATTTTAATTACGCGGTACAACTAACAGAAGACCCAGAATTCCATGAGTTATATGTGAATGTCACTGGTGTTGCTGATGCTGGAACGATTG